CGAGGGAGTACGTCAGGGACGGCGTGCAGCACTGCCAAGTCGCCTGCACGACGGCCGCAGAGGCGTGTGGCAAGTGCGGCGTTGTCGGCCGTCTGTACCGCCACGGGCTTGATCCGGCGTCCTTCCGGGACATCCCGTCGTTCGGCAAACAAGTCGAGATCAAGGTCATCGCCCAACGCTACCGCTGCCGGGAATGCGGCGGCACCACGAGCCAGCCGCTTCCCGGCCTGAACCGCAAGCGGCACATGACAGATCGCTGCGTCGAGTGGGTGATTGACCGCAGCATCATCAATACGTTCTCGTCCGTCGCCCGCGAGGTTGGCGTAGATGAGAAGACGGTTCGCAACATCTGCGTTCCGGCGTTCCAGGCACGTCTGGCGGCTCGCAACATCACGACGGACCCCACCGATGAACGATCTGCTTCTCGCGATGGTATGCCTTCTCGCGTCAGGCGTAGCGCTCGCAAAGTTTTCTGAGTACCGGCGTAACAAACCCCAGCACGACGCTTTGAAGCGAAAGGTGCTCAGCAGGGTGGTGCGCAAGTAGCATACTATACGTCTTCAATCTTGATCTGCGGCGCTTCGATTGCCGCCATGGTGGCCAGCAAAAACGGCTTTTCGGAAATGTTGGTGTAACACCATAGCATTTGTTCTCCATTCGTGCTATGTTTCTGTTTCGGATTTGTCCGTGTGTTAGGGCGTATTTCGGACAAGCCAATTAACCCCACAAAAGCGGATCGCGATGCTCAAGGTTCTCGACCTGTTTAGCGGAATTGGCGGTTTCTCGCTGGGCCTGGAACGGACCGGCGGATTTGAAACCGTCGCGTTCTGCGAGATCGAGCCATTCTGCCGCGAAGTCCTCCGCAAGCATTGGCCGAAGGTGCCCATCTATGAAGATGTCAGAGAACTCAGTGCCGACGCTCTTCGACGGGATGGAATTACCGCAGACGTCATCTGCGGCGGGTTCCCATGCCAGGACATCAGCACGGCGGGAAAGGGCGCTGGCCTCGCCGGCGAACGATCTGGGCTCTGGTTCGAGTACGCTCGCATCATTGGCGAGATACGACCCAGACTCGTCATCGTGGAGAACGTCGCAGCTTTGCTTGGAAGGGGGCTTGGCCGAGTTCTCGGAGACCTTGCCGCGCTCGGGTATGATGCGCAGTGGCACGCTATACCAGCTTCCGCCGTTGGCGCCCCTCACCGACGAGACCGCGTTTGGATTGTTGCCTACGCCCCAGGCGATCGATGCGAAAGGAAGTTGTGCGAAGCTCTCGCACAAGCGCTGGACGACGTTCCATCTGAAGCATTGGGTACATGGAACGGCGCTGGCCATCCATTCGAGAACTGGCCAAAGCTCTTGGGTGAACCCGCAGTTCGCCGAATGGCTCATGGGGTTTCCTCGACTCTGGATATCCGGCCACGACTACACGCCTTCGGAAACGCCGTTGTTCCGAAAATGTCCGAAGTCATCGGACGTGCGGTCCTTGCGGCTTGAGGTAGCGTGACATGAAGAACGCGATCTGGCTGCCTGGCTACACAATCACGATGGAGTACGTCAGGGACGGCGTGCAGCACTGCCAAGTCGCCTGCACGACGGCCGCAGAGGCGTGTGGCAAGTGCGGCGTTGTCGGCCGTCTGTACCGCCACGGGCTTGATCCGGCGTCCTTCCGGGACATCCCGTCGTTCGGCAAACAAGTCGAGATCAAGGTCATCGCCCAACGCTACCGCTGCCGGGAATGCGGCGGCACCACGAGCCAGCCGCTTCCCGGCCTGAACCGCAAGCGGCACATGACAGATCGCTGCGTCGAGTGGGTGATTGACCGCAGCATCATCAATACGTTCTCGTCCGTCGCCCGCGAGGTTGGCGTAGATGAGAAGACGGTTCGCAACATCTGCGTTCCGGCGTTCCAGGCACGTCTGGCGGCTCGCAACATCACGACGGACCCCACCGATGAACGATCTGCTTCTCGCGATGGTATGCCTTCTCGCGTCAGGCGTAGCGCTCGCAAAGTTTTCTGAGTACCGGCGTAACAAACCCCAGCACGACGCTTTGAAGCGAAAGGTGCTCAGCAGGGTGGTGCGCAAGTAGCATACTATACGTCTTCAATCTTGATCTGCGGCGCTTCGATTGCCGCCATGGTGGCCAGCAAAAACGGCGTGCTCCTGCCTGACGCCTGCGATACAGCTCGCGAGCGACTGTTGCGACCGCATCGCGGAGCTTGAGGCTGCGATCCGCCGCTACGTCGTCGCGTGCGACCGCGACATTCTCCCGTGCGGCTGCACTGAGGTTGCGGAAGCGTTCGGTGGCCTGCGTGCCGCGATCAAGCAGTGACACTGTGACACCCAAATGAGCAACATGTCGACGTTCTCGCGGATCATCGACAGATCGGCGACGCCATGTCGACGCCGCCGACATGCTGCACTTTTGCGACAATGTGCAGGCAGACGCGCCGATCGATGCGCTAAGTCATTGAAATTGTGGTGCTGCCAGTGAGGATTGAACTCACGACCTCTCCCTGTGGGAGGCCGAGTTGATGCGCCTGATCGGCAGCGCGGCGAGCGCACGCGCTGCCGCCCTTTCGTAGTCAATGTAAGCGATCGATTACATCTGTAGAATGTAAGCGAAAACTTTCATTGTTTGTTTGTAAGCGTTCGCATACAATGCCAGAAGGAAAGCGATCGCTTACAAGGAGTCGATGTGTTCATTCGCCGCCCGAGCGACATCGGTCTGCTGGTCAAGGCAGCCCGCAAAGCGAGGTCCATGAGCCAGGACGACCTTGCCCGGCGGCTCGGCGTCTCACGGCTCTGGATCAACGAGTTCGAGGGCGGCAAACCGACGGCCCGGCTCGATCTCGTGCTGCGTGCGCTTGCCGAACTCGATATCACCTTGACGGCACAGACGGATGGTCCGATCGACGGCGGCGATCTCGTCGAGACGCCGACCGACACCATCGATATCGACGATATCGCAGATACCGGCCTCTCTACTCCGAAGGCCCTCAGGGAGCCTCGCACGCCTGCGGTGACGAAACGGGGGCGATGAGTTGCTCGATCATGGTGGTTCTCCATTGAAAAAGGCCCCGCAGCCGGGTGGCCGCGGGGCAAGTTGGCCGTCTGGGGGAATGAGCCGACGGCGGGACGTTCAGAGGCCGTGCGCGCGCACCGCGACGCGAAAGGCCAGTGTGCCAAGGAGGACCGCGGCCAGGAGCCACGAGCCGCGCTCGCTCCAGGTCATTTCAGAGCGGACGCGAGGCCGGACAGGATGGCGCTTGCCTTCTTTGCGAGAGGGTCTTGCTGCCAGTGGCCGAGCAGGCTCATCACTGAAAGAGACAGGGATAGGGCCCAGCGGCGGGCGGCTTCTTTGAGCTTCTCGAGGGCTGCTACTCGCTCCTCGATCTTGTCGATCTCCCCGCCATGCTTTTCCGCGCGCTCCTTGAGCGCCGCAATATCCATCCGGTGCTCTGTAAGTGCATCGTAACCCTGGGGCGCTGCACCTGCCGCCCACGGCCATCCGGCAGAAGGATAGGTCATTCATGGCCTCACTTCTCCGCCGGGCAAGCTGTGGACTTAGAGGCGCTGCGTCGTGCTTTCGCGGTCGGGCGCTGTTCGGGGGCCGGCTTCTTCCTCAACTCGCTGGCCAGCGAATAGAAGTCGGCGGCAACAATCTCATGGGCCCGGTCGACGGCGTTGGCCTTGTGCAACGCCGCCGCGGCCGTGCCGCGGGCCTTCGCCACGTCGTCGCCCATGTGCTCGAGCGTCTCGCGGAATACCGCGAGCTGGGCAGCGAGGTCTGGCTCGGATGGCGCGCGCTCGGGCGTCTTCGCCGCGTAGGCGCTGATCTTGGGGAAGCCCGGGACCGGGCCCGTAAGTGCTTCCCAGGCGGCCACCACACCGCCGGCAGCGGCCAGGCCGAGGACGAACAGGGCGACGCGCAGCGGTGACATGGGCGCTCCTTTCAGGGTGCGGGGAAGAGCTTGGCGAGAGCGGCTTCGCAGACTTTGCGGAGGCCGCGCAGATCTCGCACCGTGCCCTTGTTGGTGCGGTAGTTGCGGGCGCCGTCTTCCTGATCTGCGTCGCCGAGCGGCAGATCGCGCCAGTGTGGGTCCTCGACGGTGCGGCATTCGGGCGGGATCGCGGGGCGGTAGGGCTCCGGCGCGACTGTTACGACGACCGGCGGCGGCTCGGCACCACAGCCGGCCAGGACGAGCACGAGCGCAAGGAGCATGAGGCGGGTCACTTGCGGAGCTCCTCGACGAGCGGGGCCGGGTAGATGATCAAACGACCGTCGGGGCGGCGCAGCGAGCGCAGCAGTGCCTCGAGGGCATCGGCGCGCTGGGCGGCCGTGTCGCGCTCGGCGCGCAGCCTCGACCGCTCAGCCTCGGCCGCGGTTTCGGCTGCGTTGGCCTGGCGCTGCCGCAACATCGCGTTGGCCGCCTGCGCCTTGCCGATCTGCGACTGCCATGTGCGATCCCGGTCACCCACGGCCGCGCGCGTGGCGTCGTGGTGCCACCAGATCAGCGCCGTTGGGATTGCGGTGGCCGCCGCCGCGATGGCGCAGGCGACGAGGAGGTTTGCATTGACGAACCGCCAGCCGGCCGAGAGCGCCAGCGAGAGCAGGACCGGCATCAGATCCCCCAATCGCGGAGTTTGCGCCGACGCTCGAACCAGATGTAAGCGGCGCCGACCACGGTGACGACGCCTGTCCAGAAGAGCGGCGAGGCGAGCAAGTGCACGAAAAACTGCGTCGGCGTGGTTGCGCGCGCCGCCGCCTCCGATGCCGCCATGCCGACTTGTGGCACACCGGCGCCACCGCCCAGCGCGACGGCGGTGTTGCCGGTCGTCGACTGGCTCATGCTCTCCACCTGCCGACCCGCTGCCGGCTTCGGCGTCGGCATGTCGTTGGCCGGCTCCCAGCCGCGCAGCGTCGCCGGCTCGGGCGGGAACGCCAGCGCGTGCGCGTCGAACCACTGGTCATCGCTCATGGGGTATGGCTGCCCGGCCTCCTGCAGCGCCATCGCCTTGGCGATCGGCACGGCGATCGACGGATTGCGCAGCATGTCGAGCGTGAGCTCGTCCTCGGCTTGGACGCCCGTCTCGCGCGCGAGCACCTGAAGGTATGTGCTCGTGTAGTAGTCGCCGCACCACTTGGTGATGGCGTCCTTGACGCTCATCCCGCAGTAGGAGCGCGAGAGGAGATCAAACTGCGCGGCCGCGCCCTGCACCGGCGACATGAATGTCGCGATCTTATGAGTGCCGTCGCGGCTGACGAGCGTCTCGAACGAACTCGAGCCGAAGCGGCGCGCGCTCGGCCCGGGGTACATCGCCCCCGGGTTGTTGTTGCGGATCGACGCGGGAATGCGTGCCATGAGTGATCCTCAAGACCAGTTGCCGACGGCTTGAACGGTGTTGTCGCCGATCGGGCGCGCGCGAAAGAACGAATTGGCGAGGACGGTCGGGGCGCCGCCGGGAGCGGCTGAGTATTGGAATTGCGGGATCACCGTTCCGCCGGCGTTGATGCGCATGATCCCGCTCATGCGGATGCACACGTTCTCGGTGGCGGAGATGTTGGCCGAGGTGATCGTTACCGAGCCGGCCGAGGTGACGTAGATGCGCGAGACAGTGCCCAGCGCGTTGCCGGTCGGATTGGACACGTCGATCATGTTGCGCATCGACGTGAAGGTCGCCGTGCCGCCGAAGAGCAGCGCGACCGTGTGGGAGGTGGTACCCGCGGCGCGGGTTAGGATCGCCTCCGCCTCGAACTCGTACGTCGTGCTGCTCTGAACCGTCAGCGCGCCGTTGCCGACGGGGAAGAGCGGCTGCGCCGTGTTGACGTTGCTGCCGGCCTGGTCGCTCGTGAGCACCAGGATGTGCTCGATCAGCGCCACCGCGCGGCTGTTAGCCGCCGGCGTGAAGTAGAACGCCGTCCCGTCGAACTCGAACACGCCCGCCGCCGGCGTGGTCAGCAGCGCACCCGCTGTCATCTTCTGCGCGGCCTTTGCCGTCGTGCCGGCGGCCAGGTGCAGGAACGCGGCCGACGGCTCACGGCCGACGCCGATGTCGCCGGCGCCGTACCAGTAGGCCAGCACGCGCCAGTTACCCGAGCCCTCGTGCCAGACCAGCGCGCGGGCGCCGGCGTCGCCCGTGATATCCACGCTGTTGGGCGTGATTAGCGATGTCGCATTGTAAGTGAGCGTGCAGGCGCCGGCGAAGCGAACGAACCGCACCGCCCCGGCCAGGGCACTCGATCCGAATGACGCGATCGTCGCCGCGCCAGTTACGACGACAGCCACACCTGATGCGCCGAGGTCGGTCGTCGACGCCGCCGACACCGATGTCGGGCCTGCCTCCTGCGCCGCAGCGTCAACGATGGCCTCCACGACGGCCATCCACGACCGCATGTCGGCCTTGGGGATCGAGTGCGCCCCAGAAGCGGGCACGCCGTCCGTCTCGTAGTCGCGCCAGATCTCAGCGCCGAGTTTAGAAAACGACATGGTGGCTCCCGGTTAGGTGACGCTGGCGCTGGTGAATGTCCCGACGCCGCCGACGGAGTTGCGAGCGGCGACGGCAACGGGCAAAGCGGTGTAGGTCGGGAAGTAATCGGGGTCTCGGTTCGGCACGTTCAGCGTTATACGTGAGCCGCTGCTCGTCGCTGTCGTGAATGTCATTTCCCACTGGCTTCCGGAACCATAATTCACCCGCACGACGTAGCCGATGTCGGGCCGCAGAGGGTCGTCGAAGCTGATCGAGAGACCGGCGCCAGGTGCGAAGCCAGCCGTCCAGTGCACGACAAGCCCTGATATGGTCGGGAGATCGAGGAACGCGAGCTTGCCAGGGAACGGCGGCGGCGCCACGTCGTCGGTGAGCGCGTCCCACGCGTCGATGCTGTTCGGGTTGACGAGCGTCCAGTCAATCGTCACGCGTGCATTCGCAAGGTCGATGCGCAGCCGCGTGACTTCGATCACGGCGTCGGCGAGGTCGCTGATCACGTCGGATTGCACGCGCACCCAGCGCTTCCCGACGGCCTTGAGGCCGTACAGCGTCGTTTGGATCGTGCCCCGCAGTGGGGCGAGGTAGCGCGCGGCCTGGCGCTTGGCGAGCCGCCGAGCCTGGCTGTGGCTCTCGACCCACGTGAGCGACACCTGTTGCGACCGCACGCGCCCGCGCTCGATCTGGTCCGCGGTCTCGTTCCACGCCTGCCCTGGTGCTTCCCGGTAGTCGTTGGCTGCCGGCGTGTAGACGACCTGGATCTGGTTGACGGCCTCCTCATCGGCGACGCCGTGGTCAATCGAAAGCCCGACGATATGGTCGTCGGTGAAGGTGACGTCAGGCGCCGCGTACTTGCCGACGACGAGCGACAGCGTTCCGTCGGCGCCCTCCGCCATCCATCCATCGCACGCGAGGAGGATGGCCTGCAGCACGTTGACGGGGTCGGTCGTCAGGTACGCGAAGCCGCCGGCTTGATACCGCGGCTCCTGCGTGCCGTCGTAGCGGTCGACCAGCTCGTCGCAAGCGTCCGCCTGCGCCATGAGCGCGGTCTGTACCGGCGCAACTAGGCGATCCCAATCGAGCCCGAAGCCGTGATCGGAGCTGGTCAGGAGGTCGATGACCTGCAGCACCGGGTTGCGCGAGCTCGTCCACGTGGTCGGATCGCTGCGGCTCTGCGCGGGATCGCGCGGATCGTAAACCCGGGTGAGCTCGGCGACGACGCTCAGCTTAGGCAGGCCGTGCGGATAGATCTTCCAGTAATGATTGAGGTCCGTTCCGCCGCAGCGTAGGCGCGCGCTGGCGATGCCGTCGCCACGGTGCGCGGACGACCAGAGCGTCGGGAAGATGGAAACGACGTCCGCGAACGCCGTCTCGGTGCTCTCACCGAGGCGGAAGCTAATGCGGACCAGATGCTTGTATCGCGTGTCAGCAGGGTCGAGACCCTGGATCGTATAGACCGCGTCGGCGTCGTATCCGATCACACCAGAGCCGGCCAGCGTCACGAGATCGTCGTGCAGGTAGATGTAGCGGATCGACGAGATGCGGCCGTGATGCAGCGCGATCACGTCGTAACTATCGCCCGTGCCCGCGTCAGCCTCGAAGAACATGTAAGCGCCGGCGATGCGGGCAATCCCGTAGCCGAACACGCGCGGCGGGATCGCCTGCTTGAGCGTCTGCGTGCCCTGGCTTGGGTCCGGGGTGCCGCTTCCCGGCAGTGCCGGGCTCGTCGCCATTGCGAGGCCGACCGAAGCGCCAAGCAGGATCGCCGAGCCGACGAGGGTTCCGACGGTGAGCGACCCGATCACGGCGGTGCTGGCGACGGCCGCGGCGCCCTCGGCGGCAACTGCCGAGAACACAGCCTCGATCGCGAGCAGCCCGACGGTTTCAGCCATGATGCACCCAGGCTGCCACGTGAGGCGCGGCACCGATGTAGAGACCTCGAGATGTCACAAGCGCCCAAGACGTTCCGCGTCGCCCCGTGCAGACGGCCGCAGCGACGCCGCCGTTGGGATGCTGGCGCGTCGGGACGGTGACAATCCCGATGTTGCCGGCGCGCGGCTCGGCGACGCGCGTCCATCCCGAGCCTTCAAGGAGGCGGCCGACGAGCGCCTCGTGCCCGCCGAAGCGCTCAATCAGGATCTCCGCCGCGCATCGGCTGTCATACGCCCCACGCAGGCTGGCCGCCGGATCGACACCGGTGAGCGCACGCGCCCAATCCGCCGCAAAGAGCATGCAGTCGTGCTGTCCCCAGCGAAACTGGCGGCGCACCGCCTCCGCGAGGAAGTCCGTCAGAGCTTGGGCCATGCCTTTTGCACGTCGATCGAGTAGAGCACCGACCGTTGGCAGAACTTGTCTCCGGGGTGCCGGGCCTGCTGGTCGGCTTCCGTCCAGAACCCGAGACCGGGACGTCGGCGACCGGTGAAGAGCGAACGCGCGGAGAGCGACAGCGTCCACACCGCCTCGCCCTGCGTCTGATCACGCTCGATCGACAGGAAGTCGATCGTGAACGTCTTGAGCCACTGCGGTTGCTCGACGAGCTGCCACTGCGCGTCGAAGAGGCCGATGCCGACCCGGAACAACGCGCCTTTGACGTCGGCGTGCTCGGAAGAGGCGAGCGCGGCAACGCGCTGCGAGACATAGCTCAGCTTGAACTCGACGCGATCGGCCGCGCCGTTCGCCAGCTGCTGCAGCGCCGGGAGGCCGATCATCTGGCCGAGGCCAGAATAGGTCTCGCCGGCGCCGTCCTGGGCGTCGATGCCTGCCAGGCAATCGCCGATGCCAAGCCAGAACCGAAACGCCGGGTCGACCTCGAGACGGAAGAACACACCGACGCGCGGGGAGCCGCCGGCGAGCTCAGCATCAAAGGTGCTCACGCCGCTTCGTCCGTCAGTGCCGTTGCGCTGTCGTCGTCGTAGAGCAGCGTTGATCCATCGTCGTCGTAAAGCGGCTCGCTGTAGGGCGGGTCGACCGGTGGCGTCACAACGTCGGCGCTGGTGAAGGGGCCGAGCCGTTCGACGAATTTTACGGTCGCTTGCCCGTGGAAGCGCCGGGTCAACGCCAGATCCATGGCGTCCGGCGCGGCCAGCATCATCACGCACTTGGGGCGATCGAACTCGATGCGAGTGCCGGTCTCAATGGCCTCGCGCAACGGCGGCCGGAATTGGATCGTCGCCGTGTTTCCGATCTGGCGCACGGCGCTGATGCGATACAGCCGATGCGATTGCGTCTCGTGCTCGATTGAGAAGAACTCGCCACCTTTCAGGGCGGCCGCATTGTCGACGTTGATGGTCAGGGTCGTCGCACGAAGCGCCGCGGCCGCCACCGTCCGCGCATCGATCACGGAATTGACGTAGTCGCTGCCGTCGTCAGGCCCGGAGCCGTCGTCGTTGAGAGCCGTCAGCGCCGTGCTGCCGGCGGTCGGCCATGGGGCGCCGAGCTCGTCCCTGGCCTCGAGGGCCAGAGGCGTTGCGCCAGCGTCCAGAGCGGCGCTCAACGCGCGCCAGACGCGAACCTGATCTGCCGTCGAGACTTGCACGTCCGTGAGGGTGCACGTCCACAAGCCGCCGCCATCGATGCGCGCAATCGGGATGGCGCCACCCAGCGTCTTGCCGCCGCTGACGGTGCGCGCGGCGAGCTCCCACTGCCACATGCGGTCACGCATGAGCGTGCGCGGCCACGACAGCAGGAACGGCAGGAACGAGGCGGCCATGCGTCAGTTCCCGAGCATCTGATAGCTGCGCTGACGCTTCGGGAACTCAGCGTTTGCCTGCGCCACCGCGGCCGCAGCGCCGGCGCGCGCTGCTTGCCCGGCGATACGGGCGATCGTCTCGTCGCCGTTGGCGCCCTGCAGGTTGACGTTCATGGTCATCGCGACCTGGCCGCCGCCGCCGCCCAGCGCCCCATTCGGCACGATCGAGCCGGTCGACTGAGGCACGAACAGCTCCGGGCCGCGCTCGCCGACCATGTAGGCCGTGCCGCCAGACACCGGGCCTCCGCCGGCGCGCGCGCCGCCGAAGCCCATCAGGCCCGCAATCAGGCCGCCGCCCGATGCGCCGCCACCGAGCAGCGGCTGCAGGATCTGGTAGCGCAGCACCAGCTTGGCGATGTCGACCGCGATCTGATTGATCATCTCGCGGAAGTTCACCTTAGTCCCCGAGATCATCTTGCCGAAGGCGTCCTCGATGCCGCGGCTGACGACCTGGCCAACGGCTTGCAGCTCGGCGTAGGCGTTCTTTGCTTCGGCCGCCTTCTGCGCAAAGTAGCCGATCGCGTTCCCCTTCTGATTTATGCGTGCGATCTCTTGGTCAGAAAGGGAAATGCTCTGCTCTTGCGCCCGTAGGAGTTCCCCTTGGATGAACCTCACACGAGCGGTCTGGCCTGGATCGGCGCCAAGAAGGCGCGCATCGAGTTGGCTGGTTGCTTCTGCCCGCGTCCCCGCCGTCTCCATCTGCTGAGCGAACTGCGCATGCGCTTGCTTGTCAGCGATCTCGCGCCAGCGCATCGCCATGTCTTGCACGCGGTCGGCTTCCTCGTCGGTGAGATCGCGGCCCTTCTGGCGCATGCGCGTGATCGCGTCGACCATGGCGCGTTCTTCTGCTATGGCGCCAGCGGACTTGCCGAGCTCCTTGGTGCGAGCCTCGGTGAGATCCATCTGCCGCTCGAGATACTGCGTGATGTACTCAAAGCCCTTGCGCTGCTCTTCGACCTTGCGCGCCGCTTCGACCTCGGCCGCGGCGGCGCCGACGGCGGCCACGCCTTCGTCGATCTTCTCCTTTTGCGTGTCGGACGCCTTGTCGGCCCCATCCATGCCTTCGATGCGGCGGCGGGCCATGATCTGCGCGCGATCGTTGGCGCTCTTTCCGACAAGCTCGGCCTGCTCGCGGTATTGCGCCGTCTGCTTCTCGAGCTCGGCGGTAATCGCCTTGAGCTGATCCGAACTCATGGCCTTGCCGGCGAAAACCTCGAGGCCTTGCTTCGTGCCCTCGACGATCGCCTTCCACTTTTCGGCGAGGCTGCCGGCGCTGCCGGTGGCCTCATCGATGAGTGCCGCGTACTGCGCCACGGCCTTGTTGGCCTCGTCGATCTTCCCGACATCAAAGGCGTCGGCGGCCTTCTCAGCGAGAGACTGCGCGCCCTTGTCGGTGGCCGCCTTGCCCCAGCGCCCGGCCATCTCGCCGAGGTTCCTGCCCCACTTGCCGAGCCACTTCTCGCCCAGCGACCCGAAGCCGTCCCAGAAGCCCTCGGCCTGCTTCTTTAGGCCGTTCATCATGGCGACGGTCGCCGTCTCGACGCCGTCGACCGACCCGGCCATGGCTGCCTTGAGGCCTTCCGTCAGGCTCGCACCGGCGCCCTTCAAAGTCTCTTGCACGCCCTCCGCGAGCGCGGCGAAGCTGCCGCTGGTGTCGGCAACCTGCGCCTTCATGTCGGCCGTCGCGCGCTGCCAGCTGGCTTGCGCCTGCGCGACAGCCGAATTGAACGACGAGAGATCGGCGGTTATTTCGTACCGCATCTCGCCGGCGGTGGTCGCTGCCATGCGTCAGGTATCCGGGTAGAGGGTTCGGAGCTCGTCGAAGCGGCGACGCGTCATCGACCGCGACTTGGCCGGGTCGATACCCTTGCTCTGCAGGTATCCGCGCACGGCCGCGTCGTATTCGATGATGGTCGTTCGCCAGGCTTCCCGCGGCGGCAGCCGCAGGTGCCCGACGAGGAACTCGACAGCGCGGGTCAGGTAGTCGTCGGCTGTGACGTCTTCCCGCGCTTCTGAGGGCCCGGTTCGGCGCCCTCCTGGGGCACCTTGCGGGCGCTGTAGATCGCGGCAATCGCGCGGCCATAGGCCATGGGATCGATGCAGCCGATCGCAACGCGGTCGACGTCGTGGCCGCTGCCCGCGAGCAGCGCCTCGAGCGTCGGCACCGCGTCGGCGGCGCGGAACTCGAGCACGCGCCCCTCGATCTCCGCGATCGTGTCGAGGCCGTAGGCTGTCGCCAGCCGGCCGAGAACGTCGAGCGTCATCGCGATCGGGTAGGTCTGGCCGCCCACCTCGATCGAGACCTCGCCCCTGAACTTGTTCGCCATCTTATTCCCCCTGCGAACCAAGCGCCGCTTAGACGGCGCTGAACGAAACGGCGCCCGCGCTCTCGAGGCGGACGTCGTATTGCACCTCCTTGTCGTGCGCGCCCGAGTAGCTCATCTGCGTCACCTGAAAGAGCCCTTGAAACGTGCCGAGGCCAGGAACGACGACCTGCCACTGCTTGATGGTGCCGTTCGTGACCGACGTCAAAACCGCGTTCTCGGTGGCGCTGTCGCTGAACACGCCGCGGCCGCTAATGCTCGCCTTCTTGATGCCGGCGCCCTCAAGGGCCTCACGCCACTTGCCAGAGCTGTCCTGATTGGTGACGTCGACGAGCTCGGTGGAAATCTGGATCTCTTTGGTCTGCAGCGCGGCGACGGTCGTGAACGTGGGCCCGCCAGACGGGGCGGTGTCCATCTTGAGCAGGAAGTCTGAGCCCTTCTGGTAGGCCATAGGTTCTCTCCGGTGTCAGGGTTGCGGGGCGAAGTCGTCAGGTCAGGGGACGGCGACGCCGCTCGCCTGGATGTTGACAGCGATGTTCGAGGCAGTCGTCGCGACGCCCAGGACGTTCGTGTAGTGGCCCGTCGCGAGATCGGCGGCCGGACAGATGCCGCCGGCGGTCGCGCTGCCGACGTAGATGGTGCCGACGGCGACGGTGGCGCCGGGATTGTAGTTGCCACCAACGATCACGTTCGCCGGCTGGCCATTGGCGCCGCCGTTGAGGGCGACGCCGTAGAGCGTGCCCGCGGTCGCCGAGAGGTTCGCGTCGAAGGCCTTAAACTTGTTGTCGTTCGGGTCGAGATAGACCGACTGGCCGGCCGTGATGGTGGCGCCGAAGGTGCCAGACTTGATGACCGCGCCGGTGCCCGGCTGACCGTTCGCGGCCGTTCCGCTGAGATCTGCCATGGTGGTGCTCCTCGTTAGCTGTTGGTGACTGCCCGGAAGCGCTGTACGCCGTGCCACGACACGCCGTCCGGGTCTCGCATCGTCTGGCGCATTTCCTGCCGGATCTGGACGCAGACGCCGGCCGAAAGGGTGAGCGCCGCCTCGTGCAGAGCGTCGCGGATCTGCTTCTGCAGGCGCAGGCACGAGAGGCGGCTTTGATCCTCGGTGAAGCTGTGCACCATGATCGTGTGCTCAAGCGCATCGACGAGCGCCGAGGCGTAGTCGGTAGCCGTTTCGTCTCCGATCACGACGTATGGTGTCGCTGCGCTGGCCGGCGCGTTATCGTAGACGGACGCGCTCGTGCCGAGCTCTGCCGTCAAGCCAGCGTGCGCCGTCAACGCGGCGTAGATTGCCGCCTGCAGCTCGATCGACCTGTCGGCCATTGTCAGCCCCTGCCGGCCTTTTGAGCCCACTGCGACATGGCGCTCGACACCGCTGCCCGGATGAGGTCGCCGACGCGCTGGCGGTTCGCCTCGATGGCCGGCAGCATGAACGGGCGCGCCTGCATGTGCCGGGTGCCATACTCGAGCCAGGGTGCATACACGCTGCGCGCCTCGACCCACGCCTTGAGACCCTGCGCGTCGCCGACAATCGACGACAGAAGCTTGCCGGTGTCGGTGGCCGGGGCCTCGCCGGGCGCTGACGCGCGATGCGGGACGCGCGGCTCGGTCGGGAATATGCGGCCCGTCTGCCGGTTGGTGGCGAAGCGCGTCGTGTAGAGGCGGCCGGTTTTGGGGCCGCGGGCGACGGCGCGCTTGGCGTCGTTGGCGACAAGCTGCGCCGCACCCTTGAGCGTGAGCTCTACGGCACGGCGCACTTCCTGCTCGAGCCAGGCGATGTTGACGTCCGCCGGGGGCTTGATCGCGATCCGCATCAGGCGGCCTTGGCTGGCTTCTTCACCGGCTGCGCGTTGGCAAGGCACTCGTCTACGGCCGCCAGGAACATGCCATTCCGCACCAGCTCCGACGTATCCTCAATAACCCGGCGCTCATCCTGCTCGATGTCCAACGGCTTGCGCTCCTGCATCGCCTTCTCGACGCGAGCCGATAAGACGAACCGCTTGCGCAGATCCGAAGGCGTCGCCTTCTCGTCAGGTGCATCAAGGCCGAGGCAGATGACGCGCCCGACTGGTACGGGCTCCATCTTCACCTCATCATCCGCTGTTATTTGGTGCTGTTGCTTCTCTTTGCCATCGACCAAAACGAACTTGCCGCCTCGGACGGCTGGCTCAAGGAAGTCGTCACCCGTGCGCGTCTTTACGTGCGCGCAAACGTCGATTTGCACCTTCGCCATGCTTCAATTACCCCCAATTGGCCGGGCGTTGCCGGCAGTGGTTTAGGCTGGAAAGCCAGCCGGCTTACGCTACGACAGGAGAAGGCCACGCGGCCTGGTCGATCTCGGCGGTTGTCGTAATAGTCCCCGCGTTAATCCCGGCGACGATCGCGCCATGTACGGTGTAAACCGACTGCACCCACAGTCCGACCGCGACACCAAGCGCCACAACCTGCGATGCCGTGAGTTGCACCGGGCCTGTGGTGCAAACCCAATCGAACACGCGATCCGGAACCTTATCTGCGATCTGCACGGCGCCAGCGAGATCAACCCGACCGTCCGCTGTAGTCGAGACAATGACGCCGTTAACAGTCACGATGTTATAGGCAACCTCGCGGTGCTTCCGGCTGGCTTCGGCAAGCAGAAGCGCCTTCTTCGCCTCCGCGCTCAGTTCCGGCACGACGGCCTCGGGCACTGGAACTCCGGCCCAATTGGCGAGCGCGCGCGCCATGATGTCAGTCGGCACCTCGTCGGGCGCCTGCGCTAAGCGGTCCTCAACCTGCGCCTGAAGGAACGCCGTGCCGTCCGAGAACGTCGCCGCCTCTGGGTCGCGCTCTGTGACGCGGCCGTTATAGATAGCCCGCTGCGCATCGAGTGCCGCAACCTGCTCGGGCGTTGCCTCCACAGAATGAGGCACGCCGCTGATCGTGATGGTGATGGTGGTCATTGGGTGCCTCTTAGCTCACAACCGCAAGCTTGCGCGTCGTGCCGCCTGCATCCTTAATTGTGATGTAGCCAGTAACCGTTTCGGCAGCTATTGCCGTTCGGGTGCCAAACTGCACCACACCAGCACCCGCGGGCGTCAGCTTAACATCAATGTCAGTCGCGCCAGTGCCGCCAGTCTCAGCCGCAAACTCAACGTTTGCGGCTGCTGTCTTCACCGCCGCGCGCTGGTAATTGGCTCCGCCCCCCGACCACGTGTAGTACCATCGCTGTATCTGCGCGTTGGTGCCGTTCTGAAGGGCCAGCGTGTTGGCGGCGTCGCGGGAAAGGACAAGGTCTGACGCGGTTGAGGGGTTGGACGTTCCCGACCACGCGATAGTTACTGCCGGGGCCAACCGGAACACATTGAACCCGCTCATCCACATTGCCGCGCCGGCGCGCGTGTACCCCCAATCATCACCGTTCGTCGTGTAGAAACCGCTGTTTGTGGACGACGAGCAGCCGATAGACGCCAGGGTGGAATTGGCTACGGTCGGTACAAATATGCCGCCCGCAAACGTCGCCGTGCCCGCCTTGTTAATTGTCGCCTTGCTGCTTCCGCCGACGCGAAAATCAACCAGGAGCGAGCCGGCCGCCGAGGCCGTATCCGTGATATCTAGCTTCCAGCCGGTGAAGGTCTGAGCGCCTGCGTTCCACGTCTGTGTGGCGTTAAGGACGGGCGCCGAGGTTGTTTGCGTGGCCCCTGTCAGAGTAAGCGCAGACGACCCAGCGCCCTCGTTGATAGTAAGAGATGTCGTTATTGTGGGCGCCGTACCAAAGACATTTACGCCCGAGCCCGTCTTATCGGTCAGAGCGGAAAATAGATTGGCA